CCCTCACCAAACGCAGATGGGTAGGGGTTTTCGGCGGTCCAGACATAATCGAAAACTCCTATTAATCATCGGCTGGGGTACCCCAAAAAAAGTTTTCTAACCTGCGGCGATGTGAAGAAAGGCTAGGCGGCGGTCCTTTGGGCGCCCGGCTACAGGGATTTGACCTCCCCCTCCCCTCCACATCCGTTGATGGTAATCATTATCATTTAAAGCGCTCGCGACCTGTTTTCGAGCGGTGGCAGGGCCAGCACAGGCTTTCAAGGTTCGAATCATCATCGGTACCCCCATGTGCCTTAGCCTTGATATGGTCAACGGTAGTGGCCGCGACAGCACGTCCACTACGCAGGCAGTTCTGACACAGATGATTATCACGCTTCAGGATGCGCGCGCGCTTGATATCCCACTTGCCGCCGTAGCCACGCTCATGGCGGCTCTTACCCTGCTGATGCTGTTGCCAGCCCTCATTTCGATGCTGTTCACAGTAGCCTGAACGGTCCGTAGTCGTACCGGGACAACCTCTCTTACGACATGCGCGAGGGATTAACGCTGGCATGGTTCAATCCTCACGGAACCGTAAAGCGTATGCCGCTTCACTTCACCGTTCTCTGCTACCATATAACCACGCTCATCGAGAACAGCAGCGATTACTTCGCCCTTTTCATCGTCAGCAGTGAAGACATGCTTAACCTCAATACCATCGAGAAAAACAGCGTATCGCTCTACACCGAGATTAATCTTCCTGCCGGGATCGTCATCTAATACAGTGAGACGCATATAACCTCCACAGACTATCGACGGCACTGCTGCCAGATAACACCACCGGGGAAACATTCCATCATGATGGCCGTGCGGACATAGGAAGCCTGTTCATCCATCGCTTTCTTGTCTGCTGCCACTTGCTTTGCGACATCACGCGCCGCACATTCAGCAGCGTTTTTCAGCGAGTTTTCGATTAACGCTTCAATGTTGGCATCAATACCAGGTTTAACTTCGAACTTATCGGTACTGATGGTTACCTTGTTCTGCGCTGGCTCATCACGCAGGGTATCAAAGCTGATGTTGTAGATATTGGTCACCGGCTGAGGTGTTTCGATTGCCGCTGCATGGATAGCACCACTGGCGATAGTGGCGTCCTTGATGAATGGCACTCCATTGCGAATAAGTTCGAAGGAGACAGTGTCACGAATGCGCTGGTCCAGCTCGTCGATTGCCTTCTGTGCAACTGAGGTATCAATCTCAACGCCAAGCGTCATCGAAGCGCAATATTGCTGCTTACCAAAACGCGTATTGACCAGGTGTTCGACGGCAAATTTCTGCCCTTCTGATGTCAGAAAGGTAAAGTGATTTTCTTTCTGGTATTCAGTTGCTGTATGTCTGGTTTCAGCAAAACCCAGCTCGCGCAATTCGGCTGCACCAGATTTAGAAGGCAGATCACCAGACAGCAACGCGCCACGGAAAAACAGCGCATAAAGCACTTCATTAGCAGCGCCAGATAGCGTAATAATTTTGTTACTCATGGAATATTTCCTTTTAGACGTGAGCCTGTCGCACGGCAAAGCCGCCGAAAGTTAACGGTTTACCCAGGCTCACAACTGAAAGACTTTCTTTGATGTGCGCGTGCGATGCGCTTCGGTGGTACTACCAGGAGTGTTCGTATGCGATGTTGGTCAGTTCATCAGACAGTTCACTAATGGTGTAGGCTATAGCCATTTTCTGTTCCCTGTTGAACGATGGCCACAATTGACGCAAGGAATCGCTTAAGTGGTTTTGCCAGTGTTCACCAACACTAAGCTCCTCCCAACCAGTAGGCAGCAGGCAAAGACCGCGTCCATATTTTTCTTCGTCTGGTGTAAGAGGTGGTAGTGGATTTGCCGCTGTACTGGTGTCGTTACCCCAATTACCAACAACAACACGACCACCACCAGCAAGGTGAACCGTTACACCCTTTTCACCAATTTCAACAGCGTTATTCATCGGCAACCTCTAGGAGTCATGCATTACAGCAGGCACTCAGTGAATGCCTGCTGTAATGCCTATTCCCTCGAATGGATATTTAGTGCTTTATCCGTTAGAGGAGATAACCATTTTAGATAGTATGATTATCAAACATTATATAGTTTTCAGATGGTTACACCAAAACAGATAACCAACAATTAAGTAGATAAATAACAGATGCTCCATCACTGATTTAGAGATAACATCAGAGAGGTATACGATGATGAACCTTATTCACTTTATGGAGGATTTATGGCCTTAAAACTTTATGGTGAAACATTCATTAACTGCGGCGCAGCTGTTATCGCGCCCAGTTCGGTTGAAATTGAATCGCATAACTCTAAGATGGAAAATTGCGGTGTCGGGTATGGTATATATTCATCGGCTGAAGAATTAGAGACTCTTCAAAGTATCGCTAAAAAACACATGCAGGAAATTGAACAACTGACCAATACACTACAACAGACAAAACCTGAACTTAGAAAGAAAGTGCTCACTGGATCCGCTATCTTTGCTGCTTTGGCTGTTGGCTCTAACGCCTCTACTGTGATTCAGTTTTTAATCGATCATTATCCTTCATTAGAAAAATTGCTTAACTAACGGCTTATCCCACCAAGGAATATCTGGTGTTTTGCCCTCTAATGAGGTGGTTATTATCAAGCCCACCAGCAGGTGAGCTTTGTAATAGGTACAAAAAGGCTGCTCATGGAAACCTTTATTCGTTGAGTGCTTTGGTGAATCCGGGAAGCGGGATCTGTCCTTGCTTTTCGAGTCTCTCAATCTTCGCAAGTAGAACGGGCCTCTTCACCCTGCCCCAACGATTCAGAAGACGGCCTGACATACTGGCCACATCCTTCTCCTTCATGAACTCCAGCATTACTGCATTTCGTTCTTCTTCAAACTGACGACAGCCAACTTGAAGCATCGCGTACATCCAATTGAAAGCGTTGATGTAGGCAATTTTGATCCGCATGGCTTCTTTCTTGGTGTAAGACATGACAAGAAGCATCAATCCATCCTTGCGGAGTCGGTAGAATTTCTGCGGTTTTCCATTTTGTAACTCATTGTTTTTATAGCAAAGCTCAAAATTGAGCTTTGTATCAAACTCTGGTGGGCAAGCGTCTATGGTCCGTTCAATATCCCGGACTACGTTTTTCGACAACTTACCGAATGCTTTCGCCACCATAAACGAATCGGTAACCGGATCGTTGTTTGCTACAAAAATCAGGTCTCGGAAATCAATACCGTTAACAACTGTTGGGTAGTTCATAGCGTATACCTTACTTTGAGATGAACCTTTGCCGCATAGGAGATCAGCCCGTCGAGGCTCGCCAGCACTAACTGACTCCTCAAAGGCTCATTCCAAAGGGTTGAGTTCGACGTGATTGAATGCGCTGCGGTGCGCGGTGAAATGCAGATATAAAAAAGCCCCGGTATTAAACCGAGGCTTATAATTCTTTCTCTTTTTCAGAGAGTGCGGATTAAAGAACGTATTTCATTGCTGGTTTACCCATAGCTTTGCATATATTTACTACTTTCATTTCTCATTTTCAATTTATTTTTGCACAGTTAGCCTGCACTGCTTTGTTGTGCGCCAATATGTCCCGCTTCGTCTGTTTATCCAGCACAGTAATATCGTGCTCAGTGAGGTAGATGATGTTCACCCAGTCACAGGCCGTGTCAGTTACTTCAGGTTTTGCGGGTAAATTTTTCGCGCAACTCACGGTCAACATCGTCATCAGGAAGATGATTAACAGTCTGCTGTACATCCCTGGCTCCTTTTGTTGTCTCCACCCGGCGTTCTGCAACGGCTTCAGTAGCTGCTGCACGTTCTTCAGTGCGTTGCTGGTCCGCTTTTGTCTCAGAGATGTTAGTACCGCGTGATTTACCAAGACCAAAAGCACCTGCAATTGCAGCCAGCACAGCAACAGCCAGGCCGATAATCATTTCAAGTCCCATTGCGACCTCATACCAGTGCGGATTTTGCTTTGGCGTAACGTTCACGGCGGTCGTTAATGCCGTTCTGTCCACCATTGATGATCTGAGTGATGCGAACAAGATCGCCGGAATAACTCAGGCATCCGCTGGTGGCGTAGAACCATGCAGCTGAACGTGCCCCGTGGATATCCTTTTCAAGCAACTCAGGATTACTGACTAAATCCAGTTTTAATCCCGTTCCGCAGCGGCGGTAATTATCAAGACCGGTAATCTGAATCGGCCCACGGCCACGATATTTCCACCCATCGCCTGATGCTTTGTTACCGAGGCGATTGCTGTACACAAGATTTGCAATGGCTGGCTGATTGGCTAGCTGCCCTTTTTCTTTGTCACGCCCAAGCATATATGCCTGATAGTTCGTAATACGGCGTCCAAAGGTGGTAAGCAGAGCGGCTGGGGTATAGTTGAAGCTCTCCACCAGCGCAGAGAATCCCGCTGATTCATGTCCTGACTGAGCAATAAACATTGCCTGGTCTTCGGGCTTAAGAATGCCGAACTCTTTCATTGCCGCGTCAATATGCGGAAACCAGCGCGTAGCTAACCCGGCGCTTACACCAGCCGCCTGTTGAAATTGTGATTGGTTCATTAATGCCTCAGCGTATCAACGAGACGCGCCACGTTCCCACGAGCCCATAAGACGGCAGCGCAAATAAGAAGGTTTACGATGACCACCATCCAGTGTGACTCCTGGTAGAGGCCAAACAGATATCGGAATGGAACGCTGGCATAAACCAGCACAACGAAGTACGCCAGCAATGATATAGCGGGGCGATGTCTTGCCCCTTCACGCTGGTAGAACATCAGGACAAGGACGATGACTGCACAAATACCTGCATTCACCATCGCTGACGGATCACTTGTTACCATTGCTGGCCCCTCCTCCACGGAATCGCGAAAGAATACTGAACAGGCTTCCCAAATCCTGACTGTTGAAAAATGTGAGCACTTTGATTGTCATCGCCGCCACTACAACAGCACCAAGTGCGTCTAATGGCCTGTCACTGTACCCGGTAGCCTGTGACAACTTTGAACCAACCAGGCCAGCAGCAAGAACGCCAACAATGAATGACGTCATGAAGTAAGCAATCAATCGTACTCGTGTGATATTTGCCGCTGTCGCTACATAAAATACTGCACCAGCGAATGCTCCAAATACCACGCCATAATCAATACCGGTTGCAAAACCAAACATGCTGGCTCCCAGCAGTCCACCAGCAGCGACCGTAGTGCCAGAAACAGGATCGGACATTAAGCCCCCTCTTATTGCTGTGAGTCCTCTCAGAACGAGGGGAAATAAAAAGGGCCACCAATTGGCAGCCCTGAATACGACAAAACCCCGCTGCGGCGAGGTTTTTAAATGATGTTAAGTACGTGTCTAAGTGACCACTCTTAACACAATAATCCACAAAATGCGGACCGCGTTAGTGCTTTTTATCTGTTTTTCCATTATTTTCTTGCTACACAGCTAAAAAATAAAAGAAAAGCAGGCGTTGCCAAACCTCACGGTGACAGTTGGCTTAGAATGAGGACATACTTTTGGATAAGTTTGATGAGATTCATGTGGACATTGAATCTGAGCAGCAAGCCTTCGATTTGCTTGAAAGCTATCTTGATGGTTATGGTTTACCTGACAGCTTAAGTTTTAATGGATGGCCAAACCTTACCATCAAATTAACCGGTGAGAAATTTAACAGATCCCTTACACCTTCAGTCATGAAGGGTTTTGTTGAAATGCAGGCTCAAATCAACAAATCATATGCCCTTGCCAAGTACGGTGTCCCTGACGTCCGCAAACTGACCAAAGAAGAACTTGACGCTCTGGAAATTGAAGTTACGGTAGAGCAAGGTTCTTCAATAGTAGAAATTAATATTGATGGTTTTTTAACCAAACTCACACAGGAACTTGTTGGTAAAATGAACGCAACTGAGATCATGTTTACTGTTCTCGGCGCAGCAGTCATCTGGGGCGGAGTAACAGTATTTAAACGGTTCTTGGACAACCGCAAAGATACTCGCCTTGCAGAAATTGCTAAGGATGGAGAGAAAGAACATCTCCGGACTATGCAGATCATGAGCGAGCAAGAAACTAAACGCCTGCGGGTCATTTCGGAAATGGTTGCGGAAAAACCGCTTCTCGATAACATGGACCGTATGTCGTATGACGCTAAAACCCAGATGGTTAAATCCTTTGTGCGTTCAGATAGCGCCCAAATTGATGGCGTTACTATTGATTCTGAAATGGCGAAAGAGTTAGTTACTAATGCTCGTAGACGCTCATCAGAAATGAGAATCGATGGTATTTACCGGATTGAAGAAGTTAATAACACTGATCCAGAGAGCTTCAAAGTTAAGGTTCGTCGTGTCGATACCGACCAACGCCTAACCTGCGTAGTTCAGGATGTATTCCTTGATGAATCCGGAAATAAAGAAGCGTTGCAGCGAGCTGAATGGGAAAGAAAACCTGTTCATCTGAGTATTAACGCAAAACACGTCGATGGTGACATTAAATCAGCAGTAATTCTCTATGTTCGTGACGTGGAGAAAAAGCCCGAGTAATCGGGCTTTAAGCATCAATCTTTGACTTCCGCGTCCATCTCTAAACGAATTTCCAGCATCGAGAGGCAGCCATCAATAAACCCCTCGGCCATCTGTATCTCGATGCGTATCAGTTTCTCATCCTTCTTTCGCGCTTTAGCTATCTTCCGCTTCGAGATACCGTACAGGTAATGAGCGACTAGAAGCGAATGCTCGTATGGCTTTCGGTTTTTCAGTCGTGCCAGGCAACCTTCAATGATAAGCGCATCATCATCTGTACATGACAATCTGGTTTTACTTGTCTGCGGTAAAAGTCCCTTGAATCCTGCCGCGATCGGGGAGTAATCCACACCAGAATTATCGCTTGATGCCCAACCGCCCCATCGTTCTAACACCATCTGAATATCGCGCATGTTATCTCCACTGTTCATGCAAGCACGCCGATTGCCAGCGCACGATCTATAACCCGAAACACCAGGACCAGTTGGTCACCGTATTTCGATTCAAATGCCACAGGATCAGCATGCAACTCGTCGTGATGCTCTCTGCACAGAGGAATCACAAACAGGTCGTGTGCCTTTGTACCCATTCCACCCTGCCCGTGGCCAATCAGGTGGTGGGGGTCGTCAGCTTGCTTGTTACAGCAGACGCACGGCTGGGCTTTAACCCATCTCGTGTATTTCTCATTTACCCAGCGACGACGCTTGGGTTTAAGCATGAAGGATTCCGGCGTTTCTGGGTCTACCTTCATCGCCACTATCTTTTTCGCTTTCTCCTGTACCAGTTGTTGAGCGGGTAATGTTGGAACAATATCGCTTTCACGTGTTACCGACTGGTGAGTATCTTCATTCAGACGAAGAGCTTTATGGGCTACGGCTTCAGGTATCTCATCAGCCAGGTCGTTCCTGACCATCCACCAGCAAAACTCCGGCAGCGTCAGGATGTGGTCCTCACTGAAACCTAATTGGCCGTTTACAACCTTCAGTAGCCAGGATACCAGGTTTTCACGGGCTATACCCGCCAGACCTTCAGTGAACTGATCACGAATTTTTAAGTCACAGCCCCAGCACGTGCGGATTGAGCCAGGTGCATGCCGGGTAATGGTGTAGTTACGATCGTGCCACTCGCTGTGTGGGTACTGACATTCCAGTTTTCTTTCGAGCCAGGCATCAAGTGAATTCAGTCCACCAGCACGATGTATGACCTTCTGATTTTCGAAGACATCACGCATCAATGGATCGTTCTGAAGCTCCTGAACAGTATCCGGCAGCATGCCAGACGGTAACTCAGCCATTGACTCTGCCTGTGGCTCAATAAGAACACGCCCACGTCTGAACAGATGCATCAGTTCACTGCCTGGGCGAAATATCACTACCCCGGTCATCGGTGCAACTTCAGGTGTCAGTAATGCCCTCACGCTATCTGCCCCTTAGCAATATGCTCTGCCCACAGGCCACCAATCCAGCGAACACCCTTGGCGGTGAAGCGGGACTGATTGAACGCATAATTTGTCTGGTTTGTCGTGCCCGTCTTCACCTCAAAGCGCCCTGCTTCGATATGCTTGCTCTTTGGCGTGAGAACACGGTTAAGCCGGTACATGATGCCGTTCTCAATCAGGAACATCGCAAACTCCGGCTCTTTGGCATTAAGCAGCTTGGCAACCTGTCGGAAAGTCATTGAACCAGTAGCAGTCACATAACGATCAACAAACTCAGCCTTCGGCGCGGCTACTGCCAGTTCTTCACTCAGGCGCTGTTTCTGTTCTGCCAGATCAGCAGCAAGGCGCAGGGCCTCAGGAAGAGACCGGGGAACAATCATTCCACCGTTGCTCTCCAGCTCCTGCCATCGGTCAACAAGTCTGGCGGTAAACTCCGGCGATAACTGGGCAACGATCACATAGCTGTCTCGTTTGTTCACTTCATAGTGATGGTAGGTCTGCCCGTTCTGGGGATGGGTGTACTGCAATGCAGCATACCCTCCAATCACACCGGAATTCATGAGGCGCTCTATCGTTACGCAGACATTGCTGTGACGGGAATCAACCAGTTTCGCAATCTCACGGCTGGACATGGTGATCTGCTGCCCTACTGTCGCTGCATGATGGGTCGGACACGTTACTGTTATACTCATCTGTTGCATGCTATGTCTCCACTTATCAGGCGGCTGCACCCGCCATTGGTACATGTTTAGTGATTGATATTTCTACTCGCCCACCAGGTACTTTCGGTCCCCACTCCACCAGCATACGTCGCACCTGACTGTCGTCCTCCCAGATGCCTGCGTGTGTAAGCGCGTCAAATAGCGCTTTGTTGTAGTTGTCTATGTCGCGGCGGCGTTCATCGGGTGGATAGAGAACAATCTCTACTGATGCCAGTGATGATGACGGCTTAGGGAGGATGCGAAGTTGCTCAACAATTGCAACGCATGCTGCGCTCTGATACGCCCTACCTTTGGCACTGATGAGATGGCGGCCAGCCAGCGGCCCCTTGTTAGGAGCGCGCCAGTAGGTGTTCACGCTGGGTGGAAATGGGAGTACCAGTTTCATCATGATTCCACTCCAAATCGCCCGTTCATGCGCCCTATTTTTCCTACGAACTCCAGCAGGGTTACCCCCAGCGGCCTTATCTTCTCGTGATGTTTCTTCAGGATCGGCGGTACTGTCTCGTTCCAGTTAGGCTTGGGCTTCATCTTCATTGCTTTTCTGATCTCGTCGCTGCAGCGTTTGGCCTGAGCCTGAATAGCGTTCTCGGTTTCCTGATTCATGCGCCTTCTCCTTTCGCCCAACCGATGTGCATTACGCTGCCTGGAATCAGATGCAGGTCTGGTTTAACAGACTGGTTTCCCCAGTGGTGCCAGCCAGGAGCAGCGGAACGGCTGAACAGCTCAATGCGTGGCACATCGCCGTACAACTGCTCCAGACGGTAACGCGCTTCTGCTGGCTTCTGGCTGTGCTCGCCGAGTGGGCTGTAGATAACCTGTTTTACGCTCGCGTTCTGACGCTCAAGACCTTTCCCTCTGGTGGCAATTAGCAGATCCTCGGTATTGGCACGTGTATAGTTACCACCGTTCATTCGGGTCTGAGTGTTCAACAGGTCGAGGAAGTCGTAAAAGTCCTCTACTCCACCAGCCTGAAGCGCTTTGTTGATGTGCTGCTCAGCCAGTGAGTTGAACTTCACCCAGGTGAATCCCTTCATGGTCCGAACCTTAAAACCCCATGCCTCAGCAAGTTCGATTGCTTCACGGGTATGTGTACCTGTGAACCACATGGCCAGAACTGAATCTTCGGCGGCCAGTTCCCATACAGGAAGGCGTTTTATGTCGATGAGTTTCATAGTGCCGTAATGGTTTTCCGCTGCACCATTGCTGATGGTGTTTCCGTATTCCCACGGCGGATCGGCGTAAATCAGTGAGTAGCCCATTAACGACCTCCCGAAAATCGACCAGCCAGATAGCATCCGTCTTCGGTAATAACTGCTGGTTTAGCCAGGCCAAGACAGCGCTGACGTTCTGCCAGTATTGCTGCTCGCTCTGATTCAATGGCTGATACGCTGAACGCTTCCATGTAAATCGTCGCGGCACGATGAAAAAGACCTTTCGACTTCAGGAGTTGGTTCAAACACTTCGAAGTGGCAATCTGCTGGCGGTTCCGCGTAGTAACGGAATTGTCGCCCGTCGCGTTTACGCGTTGCCAGCCCAGAACCATACAGGCGGCAAACGGCGAGTTGGAGTCTGTCCTGGCTGAACTGGGTAAGACCTTCGATGATGTCTCTGGTCGTGGAGCCGGGGTTCATGGCAATAAACATCTGGACCGTTTTCAGAATGCTCATCGTTACCCCCTGAACCCTGGTGGAATAGCGCTGTAATCAGTGTTCTTGAAGCTGGGTTTGAAGATGCCATCTTCGCGGGCCCATTCCCCATTCACTCGTTCTGGTCGGCCAGCTTTGTCCCAGTTATTTGCAGACTTGAGATATCCCGGGAACTTGGACGGCTGGAAAAGCGTCTGTGGTCGCAGGTAGTCAGACATCTTCAGGTCATCACCCCACTTCGCGTTGCAGTAATCCACCACCAGCGACAACTCATCAACGGTGAACCCTTCGCCGATTCGTGCTCGGATGTTTTGCATTGACGTGGTTGAAACCTGGTAGCGTGAGTTCGTGACCTGGTTCAGGTGAACCAAAACCTGTTTAGCCTGATCAGTAATCAACACATCTCGGTCTGGTTGCACCGCAACCGGACAAGAGTCTTTACCTGTAATCTCTGTAGTACTCTCTGTTGTAATCTCTGTAGGATCATCAGTGCATTTTGACCTGATGACATCGGTTCGTTTTGACCTGATGGAGCGTTTCACTTTGACCTCTTCCATCGTGTCATTTTGACCTGATGGAGCAGCGCATTTTGACCTCTTTGATTCGGTCACTTTGACTTCATCTAAAAGCTCACTTTCATAGTTGATCGTGTAGAAGTTGGTCATGTCGCGTTGAGACTTGTTCAGTTGCTCAATTTTTAGCACACCGAGTGTCTTCAGGCGGGTGAAGGTACGCTTCAGGGTCGACTCAGACCAGAACGGGAACTGCTCCAGCCACTGTTCTGTCGTGTTGTAAATCCAGCGAACACCATCACTTTCCATGCCTGATTTTGTTTCTTGCAGCCAGTAATTAATCTGCTGCAAAGCAATCGCCTCATTCAGGCCAATGCTGTATGCAAGGTCAGGATTTATTACTATTGGCCGGGATGTCATTAACAGGCTCATTCTGATCCTCTATTTCCCTGAATTTACGCTGAAACTGTTCGAGAGGACTGAAGCACTCATGCTCGTATCCGTCGCGCAGGTATATAACCCGTTGAGTTTCTGGCTCCCACCGGATAACCCTGACTGGGACGCCGTAGTTGTCTTTGAACCGTCTGTTGAGTGCTCGCATTCGACCTTCTCCGCCTGGCCGTTGAAATCACCTACAACCCAATCGGCAAACTGGTAGCAGACAGGCTCAAAGCATCCGGATACCATTACCCCATACGCGAACTGCGCCGGACCTTTTCCACCCGGCATAGGTCGAGCAATAAGTTGCGACCTGCGGTACTGTGTTGTTACACTGTTCATGCGTTAGTTTCTCCACTGAATACGACACGCCACGACGCCAGGAGCTGCACACTCGCTGGCGTCACTTCTTTTGACGGCGGCTGAATAAGGCCACAATCGCGCGGATTTCTTCTTCACGCGCTGCCAGATGACGGCGGTGATGTTCGTGAATCTCTTCGGCTTCATGCTTTTCAATAACTCCATCCTCAAGCGCCTTCTGGATAATCTGATCAACCTGCCCTCTTGCAGCTGCTGTACGCATTGCACGGCTGAACAAGTCAACACGGTCCAGATCTTCCAGGTTTGGTACGTCCACCAGCAGTGCGCCGCGACGCTTGGCAAAGTAGTCAGCAACGAATGACGTGTTGGAAATGTCTTCCATCGCTTCCAACTCGGTGACTTCAAAGAAACGACAACCGTTTTTCTCGTAAAGGTTGTTGTTGAACTGGGTTTCTGACATGCCCAACGCACCAGCCATAGCCTGACGGCCTCCTGGGTACGCCTTACACATCGCTTTCACAACTTCTTTCAGGGTTTGCTCTACCATCTTGTTTTTCCTTTGGTAGTTAACAATCAACTTAAAGTTGACTATTGTGGTTAGAGGAAGGTAATCCGTCGTTTTTATTCGGATAAATATCAGGTCGTAATTGATGGGGAGTTACAGCCCACCCTCCCCACTGACAAAGTTGAATGACTCGTTCAGAAGGTACCCGGTTCTTGGCTATCCAATTCGCAACAGATTGAACTGATTGGAATTCAAATCGCCTTGACACATCTGAAATCGACCCGATAGCCCTTACAGCTTGGGCGGTTACATTCTTATGTTGAGATGACATGTGTTCTCCTATGACTAAGCCTGCATCAATACTACTTATAGTAGCATTTATTGGCAACTTAAAATAGAAATGACAACTATGCCTTGTGCGCTTAATCTTCTACTTATGGTGGAAAATGCTAAATACAAAGACTTTGCCGAAAGGCTAAACAAGTCTCTCCAAGAGCAATCTATTGGAGTTAAAGAATTGTCAGAGTTCAGTGGTGTCTCGTATGAGATGGCGCGGCGCTACACTCTTGGTACTGCAAAACCGAGAGATGAGAAGATGATTCGAATTGCAGAAAGACTTGCCGTCTCACCGGCTTATCTTGATTATGGTGTGCCTATTAATGGTGGCGACGCGCCTGAGAAAGGCACAGTCAGAATAGAGCAATTGGATGTTCATGCTTCAGCTGGTTCCGGATATATAAACCAACCATTCCCTACAATAGTGAGCTCAATAGAGATTCCGGAAGAGAGGATCTTCGAGTTGTTTGGTCGTAGAAGCCTTGATGGCATCGTCATGATAAATGTTGATGGCGATAGCATGATGCCCACGCTTTGCCCAAAGGACCTGCTTTTCATAGACAGCAAGGTTGAGCAGTTTAGTGGCGATGGAGTTTATGTATTTAATTTTGAAGACAGTACGTTCGTAAAACGGCTGCAGAAGGTAAAAGGACGACGACTCGCGGTCCTTTCAGACAATGAACACTACCCACCCTTCTTCATAGAAGAGCATGAAATGAATGAACTATACATTTTCGGCAAACTAATCAGATGCTTGCCTCTAAAAATGATAGAGTTTGGCTAATAACTCATTCATTAAGAAACCGGCGAAAGCCGGTTTTTTTTCGCCTAAAATTCATACCCTCATAAAGCCAGACTACTAAAACTATAATTTTCTACTTTTTGTTGTTGCAATTATCTACTTAAAGTAGCTATAGTCATTACATCGAAAGTGAACAGGTACTCAACCCTCCAGGTTTTTACAAGTGCCGTTTGAATGACCGGAGGATTCGCTGGCAACAAAAAAGCGCCCTGATGGACGCTTTGCTCTTTAACAATCTGGATATCCCTATAAATTTTCAGGAGCAGTCATGCAGAAACAAAAACTTACCCCGAGGGAGTTCTGGCTTTTGGTTAAAGCCAGAGCTGAAATAAGCCTTGCAAAAATTAACAATCATGCTTTTCGCGGGGATTGCTCGCTCGAATGGCATCTTGTGGAAGTCGCCAGCCTTGCATCTCTATTGAGAGAGCAAGACGAATGTCCTCCATCGACATCTCGCGACACTGTTTAATTGTCCAGCCATGTTTACGGCTCAAGTACAGATAGACAGCATCAAAACCATAAATATCGGAAGGGTACCCTTCTTTCTCTGACAGGTGATCGCCAAAACATTCCAGAGAATAGTTTAAGTCAGCGGTTGTATGGTGTAGCTGCCAGCGAACCTGGTAAAGTTCTTTGTTCACTTTTAGTCCTTGTAACTGTTGGGGATATCCAGATTAACTGAATCCTTGTTGTTGGGGAATAGCAGGATCCACCTCGCCTGATGTGGTTAAAAGCTGGCACGAAACATAAAAGCTGTGTGGAGTCTTGGCGGTACCAGTACCAACCTTTGAAGTCCCTGGTACCGCCCTTTTTACTCAACTGAAAGCGCGTTCTGTCCCTTGTCATTAAGTGCCAGTTCGTTAAATCCAAAACCAGCAGAACGCGCTTTCAATTGAGTGGAGAAACTAACCGGCGATTGCAGTCGCCCGTTTCACTAAGTGCCTCTTCATGGGGCATTTACTGAAACGAAACCCAAACTTTTATTCGCCTTTTGGCGAGGGATTCGTGCAACCAAAATTCAGCGCCGTGCAGGGCGCATATAACACGGAGAAACTAACCATGACGACCACACAGAACGTCACTGAGTTACAACCACGTATGACCAGAGAGCAACTGATCGATGCAGCCCGTAAAGCAGCCCCTCTCCTGCCACCCGCTTCCCAGTGGCTGATGAATGAACTGGCGAACCGCTACGATGTTCAGGGTGTCGCGCTGTGCGAGTCAATGGAGCAGCGTAAGTCGCTGGCTATTGAGAACACCGTATTACGCGATGACGTTATCTGCTGGTGTCAACAACGGGTAAAAAGTGATCCACTTACCGCCACCACCAACGGTTTAATATTGATCCACCTTGTTTACTCAGGATTAGCTTCAGCTATAACCCCGGCCTTTCGTTTCTGCTTCAGTCGATAGCTTTCCCCTTTTATTTGCACGACGTGTGAGTGATGTAAGATCCGGTCCAGCATCGCCGATGTCAGCGCTGCATCACCGGCGAACGTCTGATCCCACTGCCCGAACGGCAGGTTGGAGGTCAGGATCATCGCGCTCTTCTCGTAACGTTTGGCGATGACCTGGAAGAACAGCTTGGCTTCCTCCTGACTGAACGGCAGATAACCTATTTCATCGATGATAAGCAGCTTCGGGGCCATGACACCACGATTGAGAGTCGTTTTGTAACGGCCCTGACGCTGTGAAGTGGACAGCTGTAGCAGCAGGTCCGCTGCTGTTGTGAAGCGAACCTTGATGCCCGCCCGTACTGCTTCGTAGCCCATGGCTATCGCCAGATGCGTTTTTCCCACGCCCGATGGCCCCAGCAACACGATGTTTTCGTTACGCTCTATGAAGCTCAGGGATCGCAGCGACTGGATTTGCTTCTGAGGAGCGCCGGTGGCGAAGGTGAAGTCGTACTCCTCGAACGTCTTTACCGCCGGGAAGGCTGCCATCCGCGTGTACATCGCCTGTTTACGCTGATGCCGGGCCAGTTTCTCCTCATGTAACAGGTGCTCCAGGAAGTCCATGTAGCTCCATTCCTGATCCACCGCCTGTTGCGACAGCGCCGGCGCTGCGCCGATAAGACTGTCCAGCTGGAGCTGTTCGGCAAGCACCATCAGCCGTTGATGTTGCAGTTCGACCATCATGCGGCTCCTCTGCAGAACGTGTCATAGATGGAGAGCGGATGATGCAACGGCTGCCTGTCGAAGGTCATCAGGCTTTCATCAACCTGCACGTCATACTGTTTTTTCTCCGGTGGCAGTGCCAGCATGGATTGCTGTTCCTCCACCCAGCGATCGCAGGGGCGGGTCTGGATAGTTTCATGCTTACGTTGATTGGCCACATCGTACAGCCAGCGCAGGCCGTAACGGTTTGCGGTTTCAACATCGACGGTGATCCCCATCGGACGCAGGCGTGTCATTAACGGGATATAGAAGCTGTTGCGGGCGTACTGCACCATCCTCTCCACCTTGCCTTTAGTCTGCGCCCTGAAGGGACGGCACAGGCGGGGAGAGAAGCCCATCTCTTTGCCGAACTGCCACAGGGAAGGATGGAACCGGTGCTGCCCGGTCTGGTAAGCATCACGCTGCAGCACCACCGTTTTCATATTGTCGTACAGGACTTCCTGCGGTACACCGCCGAAGAAGCTGAACGCATTGCGGTGACAGGCTTCCAGCGTGTCGTAGCGCATGTTGTCGGTGAACTCGATGTAAAGCATTCTGCTGTATCCCAGAACAGCGACGAACACATGCAGGGGTGACTTGCCGTTTCGCATGGTCCCCCAGTCAACCTGCATCTGCCGTCCGGGCTCGGTTTCGAAGCGAACGACCGGTTCTGCCTGTGCTGGCAGGGTCTGTTTACGGATGAACTCTCTCAGGATAGTAAGCCCTCCACGATAGCCCAGCTCCATGATTTCCCTGGCAATAACGGTCGCCGGGATTTTGTAGGGATGCGCATCGCTGATCCGCTTAGAGATGTAATCACGGTATTCATCGAGCAGTGATGATGGTGCCGGGCGTGGTGAATACTGCGGCTTTTCAGATTTGGCTTTCAGGTGGCTGCGGACAGTATTGCGCGAAATACCCAGCTCCCTGGCAATGGCCCGGATACTCATTCCCCGCTTGTGCAGGACTTTAATTTCCATACGAATCTCAAAAGTGATCATAAGCTCCCCTGTATTCAGAGGAGCAGATTAACCCCTGGATCAATTTTCAACCGCTGGGGTGGATCAGTTTTGCACCGTTGGTAACAGCTGGGCAAAAGAATGCGATCGCATTGTTGAAAGACACACAAAAACACGTAGCAACCTTCACCTTCTGGAAGCTCAGCGCGAACTGCGTGAGTTAACTCCGGTAACTAATGTTGTGATGAATGAAGGGGCTAAGTGATGGCCGCCAACTCATTCAAACAGATGTCCCGTGACGGGACCATCAAGCGCACCGATACCGGGATGTTTATCAGCCTTGAACATATCCACGTGCGTGAAGGTTTCAATAAGCGTGAGGACGACGAACGCACCCGCCAGGCAGATGACGACCTGTTTAACTATCTGATGAACGGCGGCACCGTTCCTCCGCTGGAGGTTATAGCACGTGATGAAGGTGGAGTGTGGGTTGTTGAAGGCCACCGCCGTAGCCGTTGCTATGCGCGTTGTGCTGAAGCAGGAAAGCCAGTAGACCGCATTCATATCATGCCGTTTAACGGCAACGATGTGCAGCGTCTGGCTCGCATCATGACCAGTAATAACCAACTCCCCCTTTCTGATATTGAACAGGCTGCTGTTATTCAGGAGCTTCATAACGCTTTCAACCAGACCACCAGCGAGATTGCAAAGCTGGTCAATAAGTCTGTAGCGACCGTTGAAAAGTTGCTCACTCTGAGTACTGCTAATTATGACGTTCAGCAGGAAGTTAAATCTGGTGCCGTATCTGTTGATGTTGCTGTTGACCGCGTTCGCGAGTTTGGAGAACAGGCTGGTGAGGTTCTCCAGCATGATAAAGCAGTAGCCGCCGCCCAGGGAAAAACAAAGGTTACGCGCAGTTCTATCGCGCCTGAACTCAACATTAAAACTGCTCGCCGTTTTGTGGAGTTAATGGCCATGGCGACGATCAGCGATGAAGGCGTGTTCACCTTGCAAGGCACGGCACTGGCTGAAGCGCTTGAAATTATCGACGAACACAAAGCCATTTCAGAAGCTCGCGAAACCTATCGCCTTTCACAGCCAATCCCTACGACAGAGATTATCGGGAAAGTGCTGTATGTGAAGCTGGACGGTAAGGAAATCGGTTCGGCAATAATTTATCGCGGTAAGAACGTCACGCTCGACCTAGGTGACAGAAAAATTATCGCCAGCCAGTCAAAAGCAGTGGCCCACTTCGTTAAACAACACAAACTTCAGCAGGTACATGCCAATGCAAACGATCAATAACCGTATGACAGAAACTCAAATTGCTGATCTCTTCAGTCTGGCGGTTCAGTTGCAGGTTAAAGCTGAAGAATCAGATGATCGTGATACTGCCATTTTGGCCTACTCAATTCAGAACGCATGCTCAAATTTAACGGAATCCCAGCGCGAGTTCCGGGCAGCAGACGCGACTATTCATAATCTTGAACTGAAACTCACAGACCAGGCAGTACAGCTCGCTAACGCCGAGAGCAAGTGCAGGGAGCTGTCATCAAAAGCAATGGAACTGGTATGCGAAGCCAGCCTGGTTTACAGCAAGTACAACGACACGCAGATGCCAGACCGTGACCTTGTCGATATGCAGACGCTTCAGGAAATGCACGACCTGTGCAAAGGAGCAGCGCTATGAGCAAGTCAATCGCAGATGGCGCAAAACTGACGCCGGAAACATTCGCTGATTTTGTTGAACGCCTGAAATATCACCATCGCGGAGAAGGTGTTAGCCGCCATATCACCGCATCCCCAATTTTCATGGTTCAGAAGCAGTCCACAATTTACGGTATGGACACCGATTATTGCGATGGACGTTTCGTAGCGTTCGAAGATAGCGTCTGGTTTTCCCCACAAGAATACTGGGATGACCTGGACGATGATGAACAGGCTGATCTCAATGCTGAATGTGAGGAAACATACGACACGACATTCACAGATCTTAGTGAAGATACTCAGTGGTCTGTTCTCGAAGATCTCGAAAATCATACTGTAAGCGGGTTCAAAAAAGAATGGCAGCACGTAAACGCGCACCTTACCAGAGAGGCCGCTGAGGCGTTCATTCGACGAAAACAGCACGACTATCCACCACTTCGAGTTTACGTCGAAAGCATGTATTTCGGGTGGGAGTATCGGGAAATCATCAATGCCCTTTGTGATGGGCGCTTAGTTCTCGCAGATACCCAGGAGGCAGCCCAATGACAGCACTCAACAAACAGGCTATCGATTTTAGCCAGCCACTTGAGACCGAAAGTGGTGAGCCAGTTAAATACATCTGCCACGACGTAATTGAGTACAAATGCGCTCGCGTCTGCGTCGACATTGCTACTGGGATAGTCTACAGCAGCCCGTATGTCGGACTTAAGATTCGCAACAAAGAAGCAAATCCGCGAGCCAAATTGCGAGAGCAAATTGAATCTGCGGCAGACGCTTACTGGCAGTTTGATAACGGCTGGATTAGCGATATGAAATGCGGCGACCTATCGCACGAATATTTACTGTTTGCGAAAGAGCCTAAGAACGTGCTGGAGCTACTGGATGAGCTGGAAACTGTGCAGAAGACATCAGCGGCACGACTCGAAGCTATAGACCGTACTCACAAAATGTTCCAGCGTGAAAGAGACCGAGCTGATGCCGCAGAGAAGCGCATAGCAGAACTGGAAGCGCGTACGGTTACTCTTCCAAAAGCATTGAACAGTTACGGTGGCGTGAAAATCTATCGCCCGAATGATGTTATCGAAGCAATCCGCGCCGCTGGCATTGGCGTGAAGGGGGAGTGAGATATGTGGCGAGGAACGAATCGCGGCGGTAGCCAGATGATACTCACTGCCTACGAATACGACCCAGAAACAAAAAATTCAAAGTCGGTTTACCTGCTACGGCATCACAGCAAAGTTAAGCAGACCACTCTTGAGCAAAAACTTGTTGTTGAGAAAGATGCGTTTGGTCGGTTTACACCGATGGTCGAGCTTGCCGACTTTCCTGAACGATTAAGCGAACGAGAAGCGATGCTGAAGCTGGCCGACTGGCTACACCGACTTGGCGTAGCGATTGAAGATAACTGGAGCACACCATGACAACTAACCACCCGGCGCACGGTCCTGTATCACTCGAGCGCCTGCACCAGATACGTGAAATACTCAGCAAAGCATCCGCACAAAGCGACGGCGGTAATCTCGGCTACGCAATGGCTGATGCTGTGAAGGTGATTGATGGGGTGTTTGCCCGCGAACTGGTACTCATGCTTTCTCAGGCTCAGGTTCGTAATTCGACACTATGGGCAAGTGATCCGCGTCAGCAGCT